CTCTATAAGCCTATTTAATTCTTCAGATGTCAATAAATTTTCTTCTGGAATTTCAATCGTAATTCTTTCTTTGTTGCTTGTTTCATTATTACCCTTTAGTGAACACCACCAACCACATTTCTTCAAAATAACATTCTCATTGCATGAGTTTAACCACTCTTCCCGATTTTTAGGCATTGCATATAAAACCAATATTCTTGGTGAGCCAGCTTTTGTTGAAATTAGGTCTCTGTAATTCTTTACCTCCAAAGAGTATTTTACTTTGCCATCTTTCATTTTAGCATTGGTCGTTGCTTTTAATTGAAAGTCTATCCCAAATCCATCATCGCAGTAGCGCTTATAAACTTCATCATAAGTAACCGATGAAAATCTCCCGTCCATTCCATAATCCAAATCATACTTATCACACTTTACTCCAGCATTAGCTGCGATTGCTTGAGCATAAGCCATACTTAATTTTTCTTTGATATGCTCTTCCGTTATCATAACAAACCACCCTTTTAACTTTTATAAAAAAATTATACTTTGATGGTTTTTATTACACAATGATAAATATTTGCAACAAATTGTCAACCTTTGTTTATTTTTGCTGAAAGTCTTCGGATATGATCATAGCTATACCCCATCAGATCTGCGATTTCACATAAGCTGAGCCCAATATAATCCCTCAAATATTTGACTTTTTCATCCACACTACAAACACCATTAATTTTTTCAAACATCTGATTTTTAAGTCGTTGCAATATCATAATTTCTTGATTACAATCATTGATCTCAACTTGAATCGGTGCAATCTTTGGCCAAATATCTTCAAACGCTTTTGAGCTATTGCCATGGATACATGAAGCATCCAGATCATCCCCTAAGCTGCTAACTTTTATGCCATCTGGCTCCAACGCTTCCATCAATCTCCATTTGCGATGAATCAAATATTCTTTTCTAAGCTTCTCAATCTCAATCATTGCCGTAATACTCTTAATCTTTGACATTCGCTTCCCCCCATGTTAAAATAAATGTATGAGCAATTGGGGCGAAAGCTCCTTTTTTTATGCCTTAAAATATGATTTCATTTTCTTCTCTTAAAAATCCCACCAACCACGCCACCAGCAACGCCGCACACCACAGCACTCAGGAAAAACAATCCGATCAGTGCTGCTGCAATTCCAGAAGTGGCCAAGGCAAACCAGAAACTAATTGATGCAATATCGATTAATACTTCTATCATACCGCCACCTCGCTAAAGATATTACTTATTTCAATAACCCCTATTCCATTATCCACACAAAAAGCAAACTCCATCATACACCCTTTACTGATCATCCAATGCCCTGCAAATATTGCAGCATCACAGTCTTTTAGTAGCTTGAAGCATTTTATCATTGCCTCCTGATGCTCCATGTCTTCCGGGATCAGCGTCAATGGCCGGATAACTTTAATGCCAGGGTAATGCTTCTGCAATTTTTCAAAGGCTCTCCTTTCGGACTCTTTATTTTTTTCAATGCTTTTGCCACCCGTGGTACAGGGATGGGCTAAGTAGTAGGTTTCACTCAGGTCCATCATGCGCCCACCCGCTTCAATATCCGTCCACCAACAACCATGGTAACTTTCTTCACGTTTGAAGAATAGAACTCGATGCTCTTTCCCCTCCGTAAAGGAACATGGATGATACACTCACCTTTCAACATTTCCTCAGTTATTTTTTGAAATAATCCCGCACCAGCATAAAAAGCATCACTGTTGCCATCTCTATAAAGTATTTCGATAAATCCATAGTATTCACACTCGTATTTACTCATAATATTCCACCATCTCCATTATTTCCTGGGCCAATAATTTGCCCTTTTTCAAATCCACTGCAAAGGCACCGTTTTTACCTGAAACGATAACCAGGCTATCCCCCTTGATAATGTATCTCAGTCCAATAAATCGGTCACTTTCTACCTCAAAACCTGCTTTCCGATCACGGCTTTCTGATTGAAAGTTATAAATCCTTTTGATAAAATCCATCTCATCCCGCTTTTCTCTTTCTTTTTAGGACAACCCCATATGCAAATATATGGCGCATCGTCAATATGCTTGCAACCATCACAAATCCAATTCATCCTTTGGCTCCGGCTCCATACCACTTAGATTTTACCGCCCGGATCTCACCTTTGACCTTTTCCAGCAGAGCCTTTTCCTGCTCAATATCTTTGGGATCGGCATCTGGCCGGGTTATGTAATACTGCAGAGCATGTTTTATTGTTTGTAATTTTCGGTATTTATTCATTTTCCACCCCTTCTTTCACAAACTGCATTTGAAAACCCATGGCTTCCATTATTTTTCCAATCGCCATAAACTGTGGTTCCCTTTGTCCAAGTTCATAATGGCTGACACACCTTTGGGTAACACCAGCTTCCAGAGCCAGCTGCTTCTGGGTCATCCCGCACTGTTGACGCTCTATTTTAATTCGTTCACCTATTGTCAGTTCGTTTTCCATCAATCCTCCTGAAACTTATAAATCCTCGCCGGCACCCCATGAAATAACTTTGTGGTCCGGTTCTTCCGGATCACCCGGCAGATCACCGGGATCTCTGTTTTGCAGATCTCAGCCAATTCATTCAAGCTGCCAGCGGTGGCCAATGGCCATTCATACTTGCTTGTATCTGCTATCAGGTAGATCATGCGCCTATTTTCTTTTCTTTCCTGAATTTTTCTTTTGCCCATTCAACTTGATCATTTCTGATTTCCTGACGGTAGTTTTTGCCTGTAAATGATACGGGCACACATTTTTCCAGTATTCTGTCGTAGATTCTGGAATACTCCACCTTCTTCGGATTTTTCAGCTCATTAATCGTCAAATTTGTAGTGATGATCATTGGCAAATTGTTTTTGTATCGGTCATCAACAACCTTGTAGACCTGTTCCATTGCATAGTCCGTCTGACGCTCGGCTCCCAGATCATCGATGACTAGGAGCTTATACCGGTTGAACTCCTTAAAATATGCCGCCTTGTCCTGAATTGAAAAGATATCATCCACAATTTTTGCAAAACTGGTCATCATAACCGGCACATTATTCTGGATCAATTGATTGGCAATGCATGCCGCCGTAAAGGTTTTTCCACGGCCTACATTCCCCCAAAATATCATGCCCATGCCAGTTTTGAAAAAGTCGTTCATAAAATTATCAGCATAGATCCGGGCCATTTCTAAGTTTGGTTGTCCACCATCATCCTGATCGAACGTCCATTTCTTGAAGGCATCATCCTGAATACCCATGGTCTGCAAACGCCGAATATTTTCTTTTTCTTGCAAGGCGACAAAACCTTCGGCTATTAAATCACGTTCTAGCTTTTCGCATTCGCAAATGCAAAATACCTTTCGTGTTTTATCCAGGAAATTAAGAATAACCTCCTTGGGAGTATTGCATTTATGGCAGTAGATCAGCCCATCCTTGACATAATCATTAATATCCACAATGTCACAGGTCTTACTAATTTCCGCGATGTTAATTAATTCCATCATAGCGAGTCCTCCGGATTAAAACTGCAATCATACTCATACGACTGACAAGGCACATTTTGGGGCACCTGAATTTTATTATCATAGTTCCCTTCAATAATCTTCACAAAGTTCTCCGGCTTCATGATCCAGTCAAAGCTTGCCATCCACCCCCGGTCATTGATCCCACAGAGAAAATCACTTTTCCCGGCTTTATCGAAGCAAACGCTGACCGCCTCCCGGCCATGCTCCTTAATCCGCTGTTGGATAGTATTGCGACGCTTTGTTGTTAAGGCCGTTACCTTTGGCAGACGTGAAACAACCTGGTTGAATTCATCCACCACATTATTCAGTTCCACCTTTTCCGGTTTCCCTGCCAATTCAATTGCTGTCGTTTCGGGGGTACTCTCTCTATCTGTGTTTACATCTGTGTTTATATCTGTGTTTATATCTGGTATAGGTTCGACATTCCTGTCACTTCTATTTGACAAATCTGTCACTTTCATTTGACAATTATGTAAAATGGAAATGCCATAATCAGTAAATGCATACCACAAAGTTCGATCATACTTTAATTCATTATAATTGCCTTTAATAATTATTCCTTTGCTAATTAAATCGTCCAAAATCTTCCGTATCTGTCGATCCGACCAGAATGGAAATAGATCTTTCCAAGCCTTGATACTATTAAATGTCCAATAACGGCCATCGTGGAAATGCTTATCATTGGCTTCATTCTTTTTAATCCAGAATTGAAGATTTTGAACAACAATGGCAGCGCTGACTCCCAGCTCCTGAGCTATTGCTATGTCAAAATTATAATTCACGCAACATCCTCCAGATCTTCAACACCGGCCCATTCCATGGCAGTTCTTAAGTTTGTGGTAAATTTGGTCAGCACCTTAAAGTAATGCTTAATACCATCCGTTTTCATTTTGATTTCTTTGTATCCTGGGGCTCTAAAATGCAGCACATCAAATCGCTCAGATTCCTCAGGGATAAATCCTTTTTTCTCTAAAATTTCAATTACTTTCTGTGCAGAATAACTCATGTTTCTTCCTCCATATATTCCGGTTCCAGGTTTAAACTTTCCCGGAACCGGTTAATCATTTTTCTGAATTTCTCATCGCCCCTTTGCCGGGTTGACTCCTTTTCCTGCAGTTCCAGTATTCTGGAATGCTTGATTCGATCATCTTGTTTATTTTTCTTCATCCCACCATTTCCCCACTGTACAAACACATATAGATATGCTAAAATTGATAAAAGAATCTTTACCTGTGCAGGGTAAAAACTTGAGATCGTTGTTCGAGCAACGGTCTTTTTTCTATTGCTGAGAAAATTAAACTCCATCCGGACATGATACCTTCCATGAGCTCTTTGATGAATATTTCCGAGGTTTCCAGCTCATGTTCATCGATATGATTATCTAGGATAACCTTTCTCATTTCGCTCTCTAACGGCTGAATATCGCCGATTTCGGCTTGGAACTTTAAAAATGCCAGCGGTAGGTTTGTTAGCTCCACATCCGGGAATATTGCCTTTCCAATTAAGGTGTTTTCTTTTAAATGCAGCAATGGTAACCATGGTGTACCATAGACCTTTGCCATGCAGATCACAATATCATCCGGAGGCATGTTCTTCCCAACTTCCAGTGAATAGGCTTCATAGTTCCCCAGCGCCCGAACCGATACCCCCAGCTTTGGTGCTGCTGCTTCCTGGGTTAACCCGGCACGATCTCTACAGATCCGATAAATACTTTTACATGATTCTTTCATGTTCTTTTCTGATCCTTTCGCATAAAATTAGTTTGTAATACTCCTTAATCTCTCCCATTCAAGCTCCAACGGCCTGATCAAGCTCCCCGCATAATTCTTTGCCTTCTTCCTCCATTAACCGGCTCAAATGTAATTCCTGAAGATAGACCAGGCAAGCTTTAAATTCTGCTGGTGTCGAATACTTATCCAGGCGGATGGTTCTATCAGGGCAGTCATTTTTCTTCCACCCTTTTTCAAACACACCAATATCAATGCCACCAATATGGCCGGAAAGAGTAAAGAATACACATGGTTCACCCCCATCAATTCTTTTTTTATCTCCGATCGTGTTCATTTTTAAACACTGCAATGCGATGGCATTTGTCAATTCTCTCTTTAATTCAATACTATCCATAGTGGTTACCTCCATTTTTCAAATTACTAAACTCCAAGTTTAAACCAGTTCCAGATGGCCAGTTTTGGTATGGCCACATACCGCTGGCCTTTTAAGCTGCTCCGGTGGGCCCATCCATATGGGAGCAGACCTTCAAAGGCTGCATTCCGGATCGATTCGGCATTGACGCCTTCACCAAGGGCCTCAGCCAACTCGGTTGGGCTGACTGTTGCCCGGTTATCTTTTGTCAATAAATCTGTTAATTTCTGTTTTTGCTCTAAAATGATGCTAGGTTCTTGCATCGGTTTTCCTCCTAACTTTGTTTTTGGCTTTCATCACGTAACGTTTCGTTACTATTTTCTTAAAAAAAAAGCTCCCACTTAAACCCGAGGGCTTTCCCAATTTTCTTAGCAACTGCGACGGAAGGATTTCTATTTCCAGTTTCTATCATTGATATGTATTCTCTTGAAACGTCAACTATACTAGCTAAATCACTTTGACTTAATTTATTTTTCTCGCGATATTCGATCAACCATTTTTTCATATCATCACCTCCTCGTTAGTAACATACTGTTAACAAAAGTATAACGTAACAGATTGACACTGTCAAGAAGCAAATTAACATTTCGTTACTTTTGTTGTGTAACATTGAGTTACGTGTTAGAATAGCGTTATATCTTAGACGGAGGTCTACTATGCTCGGAAACAAATTAAAAAAACTAAGAGAAGCCCGAAGCCTGACACAGGCAGAAATTGCCGCAGAAATTGGTGTTTCAAGAGAAAGATATAACCAATACGAAAATAATCGCCGAGCTCCAGATTATGACACTTTAGTAATCCTTGCAAAAAGTTTCAACGTCTCCACAGACTATCTCCTTGGTCGAACAAACGACCCACTTCCAGTGCGTGACGTCGACCAAGATCTGCATGATGAGCATGATTACAATAAAGAACTGGATGCGTTTTTAAATGATGATGAAATGTCTTCCATGTTCTATGATTACAAAAACTGGACTGAAGAAGAAAAACGGAACCTACTTAATATTTTAAAAGGCCAGGAAGCGTTGAGACAGATGAATAAGAAAAAATAGCAGGCTTTATTCAAGTCTGCTTTTTATTTTGTCAAATTTTGTTGAAAGTTTGACATATGTCAAAATATTAAATCTACAGGAGGAAAACATGAGTTTTGAGGAGAAGTTGAGAGAGTTTATTGAGCGAGTAAAGAAAACAAAGGATAGCATAGCAACGGAAGAAGCCACTAAGACTTCTGTCATAATGCCGTTCTTCCAGATCTTAGGTTACGATGTATTTAACCCAACAGAATTTATACCTGAATACACAGCTGACGTTGGCATTAAAAAAGGTGAAAAAGTAGATTATGCAATCCTCTTAAATGGAGAACTCACCTTACTCATTGAGGCTAAATCGATAAACGAGCAACTTCAAAAACACGATTCCCAGTTGTTCCGCTACTTTGGGACAACCGCTGCAAAGTTTGCAATACTCACTAATGGTTTGGTCTATCGTTTCTATAGTGACCTGGATGAGCAAAATAAAATGGACAGCTCTCCATTCTTTGAAATTAATTTGCTTGATATCAGCGATAGTGAAATAATTGAACTTAAAAAGTTCTGCAAAGAGAATTTTGATCTCAGCTTGATCCTTGATACTGCATCAGAACTAAAATATCTCGGATTAATAAAGAAGGTACTTAAAGATGAGTTTGCAAGCCCATCAGATGATTTCATCCGCTTCATATTATCGCAGGGTGTTTATGATGGCATGAAAACTCAAAACACCGTCGATAAATATAGGCCAACTGTTAAAAAATCGATTTCCCAATATATCAATGAGTTGGTAAACGATAAGATACAAAATGCTCTTAAGAGTGACGAACCGATTGAACATAAGATAGCAGTTCCAGTGGAAGAGCCAGGTGAAGACGAAACCGTAGTAGAGCTATCAAATATAATTACTACTGATGAAGAAATTGAATGCTTTTTCATTATTAAATCAATCCTGCATAATGCCATTGGCTTAAATCGAATCGGTTATAAAGACACGGCTAGTTATTTCTCGATAATTATTGATGGGAAAGTCACTAAGTGGATTTGCCGTATATTCTTAAAAGAAAATACAAAGTATATTATTATTCCAAATGATGATACCAATGAAAAGATTATCTTAGAC